CCACCATCGAAGTTAACGAAATCACTGCGGTTGCGGTGACTGGCGTGACGGTAACCCCGACAACCAGCACCGGCACGGCAGGCGGTACCAGCACCTTCACGGTGAACATCGCGCCAACCGGCGTTACCAACAAAGACTTCACTGTAGCGACTACCGATGCGACCAAAGCAACGGCCACCGCATCCGGCAACACCGTTACCGTGACGCGCGTCGCCACCGGCAGCGCGCAGATCATCATCAATACCGTAGATGGCAACTTTGTGGCCGTGCATACGGTTACCGTTACCTAACGGACATTCCAAAGGGCGGCTTGCCGCCCTTGATAATGACCGTTTACTGGAAGGCCTATGACCGCTTTAACCGATATTGGCGAACTCTCTATCAGCGACAGCCGCGAAGGCGGGAAAGATTACCTGCTGCGACCTTCATTCGAGGCCATGACCAGGATCGGCAGCCCGGAAGAGATTGTGCAGGCATACGCCACCATCCACGGAAATGACGTCGCTCAGTTGATTGAGGTTTGCGCTGGCACGCTTGGCCGCTTTCCTGCCTGGCTATCTCCATCATTCAATCGCGCTGCTGAGAAGCTTTTCTTCGCATCATGGCAGGTTTTGCAGGCCTGCTGTGAGGAGGATTTGACGCCAATGATCGGCGAGTGGAAAGCATGGAGTATCTGCGTTGTCTACCGCCCCGGCCAGATGCCAAAGAACGACATTATCGTGCTGGCTCAGCATCTCATGCAGCACGGTGTAGTCGGAAAAGCCAAGGTTAGGCAGTTACAGCGCCACGAAACCGGCGAGACGACAACGGAGTTTAAGGCGATGGAATATATCGTCGCCGCTCAGACTCATTTCAGGATGAGCGAGGAAGAGGCTGCCAGGCTGACAATGACAAAATTTCAGATGCTGCTGGCGGCGAAATACCCGGACCAGAAAGGCTTCACACGCGAAGAGTACGACAGTATCGCCGACGAATACCTGGCTAAACAGGCCGCACGCAGGGCTAAAGCAAAGCAATAACCGGAGAATGACATGGCAGGTGAGAAAGACGCCGGTAGCATCGTCTATACAGTAAGCGCTGATATAGCTCCATTACTTCAGGCTGGCCGACAAGCCATTGAGTCGCTTGACGGAATGGGTGATGGCGCAGGTAAAGCCGCCGATAACTTTTCCGGGCTTGAAAAATCTGCTGATAAATCTGGCAAGTCGATCGCAAGGGCTGCGGATGACGCGAGCAATGCAGCCAAAATCATGGAGCGGCTTGGTAACGAAATAGCAGTTCTTGAAGAGGCAAATAAAAATGGTGCCCGCAGCGCTGCCGCCCTCGCAGCTCAAATTGCAGCGTCAGGTGATGCGTCAGAGGCGCAGAGCAGGGAGATTGGAAACCTTGCGGTAAAGCTTTTTGACGTAAAGCAGGCAGCCATCGATGCAGCAAAGGCGAATAGTGATAGTGCTGCTGCTTTCAGAGCATCAGAATCGGCGATCTCATCCCTTGAAGGTGAGTTGTCCGTCCTTAATGCTGAGATGATTGAGGGATCTCGAAGCGCCGCTATTCTGTCTGCCCAAATGAAAGCGGGGAATGGGGCAACTGACGAGCAAAAGGCGCGAATTTCTCAACTTGCCGGCCAGCTGTATGACCTCAAATCTGCTCAAAATGCGTCAGCAAAAGCATCGTCTGAAGCAGCGAAGCAGGCTGCACAGCAGGCCAATGACGCGGCAAGATTGCGCTCAATTTCTCTGAGCCTTACGCAGCAGATCGCTGTTCTCAATGAAGAGCAGAAGAATGGCGCGAGAAGTGCGGCAATGTTATCTGCCAGGCTCCAGGCTGGTTCATCTGCTACTGCGGCTCAAAGAAAAGAAATTGGCGAGCTTGCCGGGAAATTATACGACCTCAAGCAAGCGCAAAATCAGACAGCAAAATCTTCTGTCGGATTAAAGACAGGACTGTCTGCAATAGCTTCCGCGATCGCCGTATCTCAGGTAGTTGATTATGGTAAGCGCTTCCTTGAAGCGGCTGACGCCATGTCTCAAATGCAGGCCAGGATCGAGAGGTTAACCGGCAGCGCCGCGGCCGCCACCCAGACAATGCAGGGCTTAATGCGCATAAGCTCGGCAACGGGTGGTTCGCTACAGGATACAGCAAAGCTGTGGGAGACTCTCAGCACGGCGTTGCGTGATACTGGAGCGACTAACGGCCAGATCATCCAGCTCACCGAAACACTTCAGAAAATCGGTCGCATTGGCGGATCTTCGACAGAAGAAATGGCGAATGCTCTTCGTCAGTTCGGCCAGTCGATCTCCTCTGGCACTATCCGGGCTGAGGAATTCAACTCCATCCTTGAACAAATGCCTGAACTGGCGCGTCAGATTGCCGCGGGGATGGGCGTAAGTATTGGAGAGCTTCGCCAGCTGATGCTGGACGGGAAACTGACTGCAGAAGACGCACTTAACGCCATCCAGAAACAAACCGGCTCAGTAAATGCAGAGTTCGAAAAACTTCCTCGTACTTTGGCTCAAGCCAATAACGCACTGACCAACTCATTCCTGTCCATGATCGACTCAGTTAACCAGGCTACTGGTGCGAGTTCAGGGATGGTAACGGTAATCGACTCGTTAACAGCAGCGTTAGATAGATTGGCAGGCAAAGCTATTTCCGCAGATGCTCAGATCTCTGATCTGAACAGTACGGCAGAAATGTTCAACCGCCGAGCGCGCACCTGGTCATGGCTTGGACTTGACGGATGGGAAGCGCAAAACAAAGCCCTGGCTGGGCTGAGCAATAAGGCAGCCATGCTGGTTGGCGATCTGGCCGCTGTAACAAAAGCATCTCAGACCGCGGCAAACACCAAGCCGATCGAGATAAAGGCCACCGCTACTTCAGGTGGTTCTAAAGCGAAGGGGGGCAAGTCAGCAGCCCAGAAAGAGGCTGAGCAGTACGCTAAAGCGCAGGAGACTGTAAACCAAAAACTGGATGAGTTGCGGCAGAAGGCAGAGTTGTCAGCCGGGAGTGTAGGTGAGTTATCGCGAGCGCAGGCCGTGCTTAATGCACAGCAGTCTCTCGGCAACACAGCCACGCAGGAGCAACTTCTGCTGGCCGGCCAACTGGCAGGTAAAGCTTGGGACAATGCCAACGCATTGCGTGAGCAGGCTAAGGCTGAACGGGAGCGCACAGAGGCAGCCAATAAGTTCAGTACCATCCAGGGTAAAACCAGCAAAACTGCCGGGCTGGATAGCCAGTATCAGAAAGACATTGCTGACATCCAGCTTTACGCCCAGCTTTACCCGCAAAAAATCGGAGAGGCCGAAGCCGCGCGTGCGGCTATTGAGCAGCAGTATCGTGATCAGCGTAACGCTGCCATGTGGGAAGAATGGGCGCAACAGAACGCAGCCACTCAGGCAGCGGCGGCGGCTTTCGACTCTCTTGGTTCGGTGGCCAGCAATGCGCTGACCGGCATTGTCACCGGAAGTATGTCGGCCAGCGATGCAATGCGCAGCATCGGCATGACCGTGCTCAACAGCGTGGTCAACTCGTTCGTTCAGATGGGCATTGAGTGGGTAAAGGCAGCAGTCACAGGCAGTAGTGCTCAGATTGCAGCAACAGCGGCCACAACATCCGCAGCTGTCGCCGGCACAGCGACAACTACCGCGGCTAGCGTTTCCTCTGCGGCGGCTACAACCGCGGCATGGACACCAGCTGCAATCGTCGCCTCCATCGGCTCTTTCGGTGGCGCCGCGGCGATCGGTATCGGTGCGGTAATTGCCGCCATGGCGATGTCCAGTTCACTGGCGGGTAAGCGCAAGAACGGCGGCCCGGTCTCGGCCGGTTCAATGTACCAGGTAGGCGAGGGGGGGATGCCCGAAATCTACCGAGCCAGTAATGGCAGCCAGTACATGATCCCCGGCGACAACGGAAAGGTGATCAGCAACAAGGATCTGGCTAATAACGCAGGTGGCGGTGTGGTGGTCAATATCAATAACTACACGTCGTCCAGCGTTGACGCTCAGGCTACACCTGATGGAAATGGAGGCTGGACGGTGGATGCATTCGTTTATGACCTCGATAACGGCGGCCCTGCGAGTCAGGCCATACAGCGAAATCACCAGGCGCCACGCAAAGCAAGGGGCTAACTATGCCAATTCCTTACCCTGACTGGCTTCCTCTGGCGCAGAAGGGGAAAACACCAACTACCGATACCGGATTTCGCGTCGACCAGCCGACGGTCGGTGCTCCGGTATTTCAGAAATTAACCGACGACCTGAAAACCTCATTCTCCCTGACATGGATATTCACTCGCGATCAGCACAGGGCATTTATGCAGTGGTTGCGGAGCCCAAACTACCTTGATAACTGCAATCAGTGGTTCACGATGCGCCTCGGGACCGGCACTGGCGATACAGGTCTTGAAGTTCAGGAGTTGCATTTTCTCTCCTGGCCGTCATGGTCACAGTCCGGGTCTATTTTCACGTGGAGCGGTGATGTCGTTGCACGCGAGTTGGTTAACTCAGATGACGAATTTGACGACATTATCGTTGAGCTACCTCCGCCGTGGGCATCACGGTTGGACATTATTGTGACTGGCTACCCTGACGGTCGCGACCCGGAGAGTTTACCTAAGGTGCCATAATGCCGACCCTCAGAGAGTTTCAGAGCCGAAGGCCAAACCGGATTCTGTACGAAACCATCACGTTTTACAGCCCGGTCTTTGGCTATATCAGGCTCGTTAATAACCAGATTTTCCCAAAAAAGCTCGGCGGCCAGGTGTACGCTCCATGCCGCATGAAGTTAACCGAAAGCCAGCAGAGCAACACGCCGATCCTCGACAGTACCGTAAAATTTGGCCGCCTGGCGCAGGAATTCAAGCAGCAACTCAAACAGTGGAAAGCCTACTCGCGCATCACGCCTATCTCGGCGACGTACCAGCAATTTGACGCAGCCGATATGTCAACGGCCATCAAGTCGTGGACGCTCTACGTCAGTGACTGCTCGATGGACGAGAAGGACGTGACGTGCAGCCTGGCGCGCGTTAACCCGCTCAATCGCAACGTCGGGCGGCTGTATACAGTAGAGGAATATCCGGGGCTCCAGAATGCTTAAAGACGACTTCATCTCGCGGGTTGAGGGCATCCCCTGGAGTAACCGCGCTTGTACCTTTGACGCTGCTGACTGCTGGGGCCTGGTGGTGCTCTATTACCGTCATGTGCTGGGGATCGAAATTCACCAGACGGTGGATTGCGAATCCGGGCGCGACTTCATGACGTGCTATGACGCTGATGTCGTTTTCTGGCAGCCCGGAGGCACTTTCACTGAGGACGGGATCTTCGTTGCCTGGGTTGGCAGTAAGCCGGTGCATGTTGGTCTGATTGTCGACGGTCGCGCGCTGCACAGCCGCGGGGAAAATGGACATGTCCGGTTCGACGCCATCCGGACAATTCACAAGCTATTCACCAGAGTGGAGTTTTACACCTATGCCGGTAATCGAGATTCAGCGCGTTCCGGGGATGCCAAAGGACCGGGCGGTAGTTAAAACAGGCACGGTATTTTCAGAATGGCTTGAGCAGGAAAGCTTTCACCGACATATCCGCATCAACGTTAACGGCAAAGAGCTGCAGCCTGATGATGAGCTTGGGTTTGCACTTCAGGAAGATGACCGGGTAATCATTTTCGATCAGCCAAAAAGTGGCGGTCTTGTCGGCACGTTGCTAAACCCGCTTGAGCATTTCAACCCGATAAAGTTCACCCAGAAGGTGCTGTCTTCGCTGATGCCGAAGCCAAACACCAACGCCGCCAGCGGGAACAGCAAAACCTCTCCGAATAACAGCCTGAAGGGGCAGACAAACATCGCGCGCAATGGGGAGGCCAAGCCAGACAATTTCGGCCAGGTTCGCTCCTTCCCGGATCTTGTGCAGGAGTCGATTTTCGAATATATCGACAACTTGAAATACATTACTGAATTAATGTGTTTTGGTATCGGGTTTTACGATAAAACCTCTATGCGGTTCTCTGAATCAAACTTGGGATCAATGGCTGGCGCCTCTTACACATTTTTCAATCCAGGTGAAGCCATTCCGGTTGTTAACGAGGGGTATCAGTTCGACGACGTTGACGGGCAGGAAGTGCCCGGTCTGAACGAAAGCGACGATTTCCCGATCGAGACGGCAACAGCAAACACCATCATCAGTGGCGTTTATGCTGGCGGGCAGATAGCGATAAAAATCGTTAAACAGGCAGACTTTGACTACTTCGCTGACCTGACTTTCCCGCACCCGGTCACGTTCACTATCAACGTGACGTATCCAATCACCGGCGGAACGCGAACGGAAGACGTAACGCTTTCCGGTAGGCTCATCAGCTTTGCAGAGACTAACGATGGATCAGTAGTCAGCCCTGTTTACTATTATACTTTCACGTTTGACAACCTGAATGGTCCGTCTATTCCCATCCAGGACGCAACAATCAACACAACCAAGTTCATCCTGAACGACAACGCCGCGCTGATCGTCGGCCCGTTCTTCTCGCCAATACCATCCAGCCAGTTGTGGCTGCATACGCAGTCTGGCCTTGGCGGTAATAGTGAAACGAATTGGGTGGTCAACATCTGGAAAGTCGACAATGACAACAATCTGATTCCGGGGACAGAGCAGACATTCACGTACCGGCAGACAACACCACACGACTACATGTCGGAGACGTTTTACCGGACTGATAAGCTCACTCCGGCTGGCGGGTTTGGGCGCTATGCTATTACCTTCCAGAGGACCGATAACAGCAGCGACGCGAGCAAGTTGCAGGTCGAAGAGATTCATGCGGTAAACGTCAGGACGAACGTCGTTCACGCTGAAGATTCACTGGTGATGGTCAAGGTCCGGGCCACAGAGAACGCAACAAGCGGGCGAGACAGGAAGTACAACGCGTTAATCACTCGCCACGTCATCAGCTACAACATGACGACGCAGCAGGTTGATTACACGCTAAGGCCATCGCGTAAGTTCGCTGACATCGCTTTGTTTAACTGGCTGGTCGTCGGGCAGCAGCCGGAGTCTAGCATTGATATCTACGGCCTGTACCAGATACAGGCTGAAATTGACGCTATTGACCCGCGTCTTGGGTATTTCGATTACACCTTTGACGATGAAGATGTGTCGCTCGGTTCGCGCATGGAGACCATCTGTGACGCTGCCAGCGTCTCGGTTTATGACGACAACGGCGTGCTGTCTTTCACCAGAGACGGCAAAAAGACGTCTGCAGCCACCATATTCAACCGCTCGAACACCAAACCTGATGGCTACTCGCTCTCCTACGACATGACGCTCCCGGGCGGTTATGACGGCGTAGAAGTGCAGTATCGCAACCCGGACACCAATAAGCAGGACTTTGTCCGGTACCGGATATCCGGCAATTCCATAATTGAAGGATATCCGGCAAAGGCGAAGAAGTTCGAAATGCTGTACGTCAGGAACAGGTTTCAGGCCGACGAGCGGGCGCTGCGCGAGTGCAAGCGGCTTATCTATTCCCGCATGACCATGCAGGTAACGGCCATGGCAGACGGCGAGTGGGTGAACATTGGCGATATGGTTCAGGTTCCTGACACATACGACACTAACCAACAGGCCGGTTATATCGTGTCGCGGGTCGGGAATGACTTCGAAACCAGTGAGCGCATTAATTTCTCAGGAACGATGTATGTGCAGGTTACTGATTCGTCAGGTGCCACCACTGCGCGATACCCGGCGTCTCCGCGTGCTGATACTGCGTTCGGCTTTACCGCTGCCATTCCTGATATCGACCTTAACCTCTTCGACGGCCGGGAAGTGCAGTCACCCTCACGATACGTCATTGCCACGTCACAGGAGCTTGATGCAGGGCAGTGGACTATCACGGCGAAGCAACCAGACGGCAAGGGCAGCACCTCATTAACCCTCGCTGAGTATAGCGATCTGATTTACCAATAAGACCAATCCCGATCACCCAGACCCGGCCACCGCGCCGGGTTTTTTTATGGAACTAATATGGCTACGACACCTACCAACCTGCCAGTACCGAGCGAGTCCCCGCGCGATCTGAAGTTTAACGCAGGCAAAATCGACGAGTTCGTTACGTCAGAAAATCATGTTTATGTTGACAGGTTCGGCGATGAACATCGTACAATTGAAGGTATAAATTACGATGCGAATCAGGCAATTCTGAATTATGGCTATATCACGAAGGATTCTTTTGAAGATGGCAGCACCATTAGCCTTGCTAACGAGTGCCTGCGCTGGAAGAGCAACGGGGAATATTACAGATGGGACGGAACCCTCCCCAAAGTAGTTCCCCCAGGGTCTACTCCCGATAGCACTGGCGGTATTGGTGACGGGAAGTGGGTCGGTGTTGGGGATGCCGCTTTAAGGACAGAGCTAAGCAACGGTAAATACCGCAGTGACGCATTAGCTGTAAAATATGTTCCAGGGGTCGTCATTGATAGCACGACAGATAACCGCGCAGCAGTATACGCTTACACAGGACAAATTTATGTTCCGAAGGGTGTCCAGCTACGCTGTAATTTCCTGCCAGATGATGATGTAACCAAATTCACCGGTGAAGGGAAAGTTCTTACTCGCGACCCATGGGGTAACGAGCATGTGTTTGATGTGGGTCTTGCAACCAACGGGACAGATTTTACAGCCCTTGGCACTCTTGCTCAATTTGCAAACAAACAGGGATACCCATCAACGATTGCTGATTGTCATGTCGGTATCATTGGAGATTCTATAACGGACGGAGCTTACAGCTCTGGGTGGACTGCAAACCCTACTGATGCCAGTGGTAATCTGAGCTCAACAAATTACAACCATAATCTTAATGGTGGATCATATTCATGGTTCAGGATATTCACTGACTGCCTAAACATGTTATCTGATAGCACAACAAATATCTTTAAAGGATACAACTGTGCCTCTTCAGGAAAGGCTTTAGCCACAGGTTGGGGGTATGCTAACTTTGATTATGGGTTCTTCCAGAACTCCGCATATGGAAAAACTGCGCCTGATGTTCTTTTCGTTAGCCTCGGATATAATGATAACGGTGAATTACCGACCATCGGGTTTGATCAATATTTTCACGAATTCGAAAAGATTATAAGAAAAGCATGGGGGTATGGAAGCCCTGTCTGCTTCGTTACTATGAATAATAATGATGCGCCGAAAGCATTTCTTGAATCATCAATTAAGAAGCGCATTGAGAGATTGTATCCAAAAGTTGAGTTTTTAGACCTATCATTGGCAACAACTGATGCTTATGCTGATATTGGTGCTTATTCAATATCTGAAATTGCAAAGCGTGCGGGCGGGACTGTGTTCGACCAAAGCCATCCCTCAACTGTTGGGCATGCTTACATCGGCGCATATGCAGCAAAAGAAGTATTTAAGGAAAGAGTCTATACTGCAAGGAATAATAAGAATGTCATCCCTACTACTCAGTTGTCTTTTGTAGGGTTTGGGTATCCATCTGGTGCAAGGTATTTACCTTCGATAGCTAATTTGAGTGGTGGTGATTACCTGGATGCTCTCGGTGGTTGGGGGGTTATCAGCCCATCATCTGAGAATGTTACGTGCAGGTACTTTGTGTGGAGTGACTCAAGCGATATTTCAGTTACACTGTTCGAACCTTACAATCCCACCTATACAACTTCAGGCCGTGTGAACCAATTCTCTGTTATCCTTAATGATATCAGGAATGCTGCATATCTGTCAGGGCCGGTTGCGAGTAATGGCATGGCATCATTCACGGGCAAGCAGACAACAAATATCGGAATTCTTAAAAAGGGTCTCAATATTATATCCGTATCTTATGACGGGGCGCCTTCAAGAGTTTACCCTCCGGGATTAATGTTCAGGGAGCCAATGAAACCAATTTTCACTGGATTTAACTTCATTGCGCTAAATGTTGCACAAATAAAAGGTGTGTCAGGTAATGACCCTTCGGTCAATGATTTGACTTTAGGATATAGCTTATCAACACCTGACGATGAAGCTCCTGATATGGTTAATGGAGTCAAGGCATACCAGGCATCAACAGTCGATCTGGAGTCTATGCCAGTTGGCACCATGGTGCTTTTTAACTACAAACAAAAGCAGAAGTCCGGATGTGGCATAAGCAGAACAGCTACAGGTACTATCAACTTCTATACGATGAGTAATGGCACGCTAACCTCGGTAGCTACATCCTCCGTTGACGTGACAGGAAAGGTAAGAGTTATTAAAGGTGGTGACACCATCACTCTATACCCAACCTCAGGAAACTCTGTTTCGCAAAATATAAGTGGATTTTCTGGCGGTAAAACCTGCATGATGAATGCGGGAACAGCATCATTCACTGTTGCTTTGCTTTCTGCATTCTCTAAATAGTATGAACTAGCCCGTCATAATGACGGGCTATAATTCAACCAGTGAATATGGAAGTCATCCAATTTTTATATTTCTTATTGTGTAATTTACTTGATAATTGGGTTATAAGTCTATACTGGACGCTGAAAGATAAAATTGCAGCTGCGTATACTAACGCATATCTTGCTAAAAAATACATATCAACTGAATCTGTTAACATCACAAAAACTATGTGCCATAAATATATCCAGATCGAATTGGAGGAAATGAATATTATCAGCGCGCTGGCTGTGTTAATGTTTTTTGATTGTAATGTTCTCAGAGCTATTAAACAAAGTAAGGACATTGCCAGTGAATAGCTCAGATAGTATAAGCCAGGAGGGTATTTATCTATTTGAGTTTGGTAGTAGGCCGAATGGTATAAATAGTTATATAAGGCATGGCCAAGGAAAAATAACAATGAGATCGAAAATAAGCTATACATCTGCTTGCTTGTGGCGTTTAATAGTTTGGTTCCTAACAGGAAAATAAAAAAATATGGTATGACGTTAGAGAGGAAAGAGCCGAGTAGTAATATATCATTCCCACTATCTAACTCCTTATACCATTCACCAAGTATATTGTCGCTCATAAATATGATAGAAATTGAAAGTATGTATATTATAAAAACATTAATCCGGTAGAAGTTACTTGGTGTTAATATAGCAATCACTGATACCGCAAAAAACAGTCTAATAACCCATACAAACCCAAACCCTCGCGATAAAGAAAATGACGTGTATATTTCATACTCACTAAAATAAAATATTCTTATGTTAGCTGTTAAATAATAAAGATAGCTCGTAACAAACATAAACACCAAGAACACCCATGTCGGAATTATCAACCTTTTGAATCGTGAAACTATGTATGTAAGTTTTGTGCGTTGTTTATCCGATGTTAATCCGAAAGACATTCCCATTACAATGAACATCAGCGGAACATCAAAATTCCGCAATTGGAAGATGTATTCGTTAGGATTTACATGGGCTAATATTATTAATGAGAGACCTAAGAATCTAAGTGTGTCAATTATGCCATTTCGTTCAGTGGAGCCATTTGCATTAATTATTTGTTTTTTCATATCAAGCGCTAAAGAATTGACCGTAGTGGATATAGTAACTGAAAATCATCACGTCACAAACAGCATATGACTAAAGCTAATTTCAATGCATGATGAGCTTTCTTCTTAACCGTTAAGATCTCGTAATCAAGATGAGCGTGTTATGATTTTACATTAGAACAACCTGATGGTATTCAACAAGTAAATGTCTATCTAATTTAGCCACTTACAAGTCAATGCTGCCTCAGGGCTTGATCGACAATGTCGCTTAATATTACTGTGTATGCATACAGTAATATTAAGGGTGGTTAGATATGAAGCCTGCATCTCAAAGTTACAAACTTGAGCAGTTGTGTGGTGTTAACCGCTACTCATGCCTGGTTGAAACGTCAGGTGGATATGCGCTTTTTCAGCCTGATCTTGTGCCCGACAACGGAACGCGAGTGCTGGTGAATGCGTTCGGCCAGCTACAGTTCGCGGTCGTTATGGGCGGTTCGCTCATCACAGAAGGCGGTGAAAGCATAGAAGGTGATGCTTTGGATGAAGTTGAAGTTATGGGTGTGGTGACCTTCTTTATAAATGGCGCTGCGGCGCTCACAGACGACAATCCGGTGATGTGATGTTTGCCCTGGTCGATGTTAACTCATTCTATGCCAGTTGCGAGACGGTATTCAGACCAGACCTGCGCGGGCGGCCTGTTGTCGTTCTGTCGAATAATGACGGTTGCGTAATCGCACGTAGCGCAGAAGCAAAGGCTGCCGGGATTGCGATGGGTGAGCCGTTCTTCAAGCAGAAGGAATTGTTCCGGCGCGCTGGTGTTGTTTGCTTCAGCAGCAACTACGAGCTCTATGCAGATATGTCCAGCCGGGTAATGACCACACTGGAAGAAATGAGCCCGCGCGTGGAAATTTACAGCATAGACGAAGCCTTTTGCGACCTGACCGGTGTAAGGAACTGCCGGGACCTGACTGAATTTGGGAAAGAGATCCGCGCGACCATTTTACAGCGGACGCATCTTACTGTGGGTGTTGGAATAGCTCAGACCAAGACGCTGGCTAAGCTGGCTAACCATGCTGCGAAAAAATGGCAGCGGCAGACGGGAGGCGTGGTTGATCTCTCAAACGTCGACCGGCAGCGAAGGTTACTGGCGCTTGTTCCTGTGGAGGATGTCTGGGGCGTTGGCCGGCGCATCAGCAAGAAGCTGAACGCTATGGGCATCAAAACCGCACTGGACCTTTCAGAGCAGAGTACGTGGATTATCCGAAAACACTTTAACGTTGTGCTGGAGCGAACCGTCCGCGAGCTGCGCGGCGAGCCATGCCTGGATCTGGAGGAGTTCGCCCCGGTAAAGCAGGAAATTGTATGCAGCCGATCGTTTGGCGAACGCATTACAGACTATGAGCAGATGAGGCAGGCGATTTGCAGCTATGCGGCCCGTGGAGCTGAAAAGCTACGTGGTGAGCATCAGTACTGCCGTTTTATCTCCGCTTTCGTCAAGACCTCTCCATTTGCCCTTAATGAGCCGTATTACGGAAACAGCGCATCGGTAAGGCTGCTCACGCCAACTCAGGACAGCAGAGACATCATCAACGCCGCGGTAAAGTGTCTGGACAAAATATGGAAGGACGGCCACCGTTACCAGAAAGCGGGTGTCATGCTGGGCGACTTCTTCAGCCAGGGCGTGGCCCAACTCAACCTGTTCGACGACAGCGCTCCGCGTGCCGGAAGTGAAAAACTGATGGAAGTGCTGGATCAACTGAATGCAAAGGACGGAAAGGGCACGCTCTATTTTGCCGGGCAGGGCATACAGCAGCAGTGGCAGATGAAGCGTGAAATGCTGTCGCCTCGATACACTACGAGATTTTCAGATCTGCTTGTTGTCCGATAAAAGAGGTGCGCACCTGATAAATCTTACAATCGGATCGGTGGTGATTATGCTGATGAAGGCATTGGGCGTAAAGCGGCAAGTTGCGAAACTGGAAGGAGTTACGCAAAGTTGTGAGATTGGGAAATTACATAGCGATGCAAGGGGCATGGCTATGCATTCTCTGTGTCATAGATGTGTCATGCATGGATGTATCACAAGAAAACGAGAAAGCAGGTAACGACACATAATGACACAAATGCGTAGCGAGCGCGGAAAAACCAATGATATTACAGTGCGTTAAATAGTACTCTACGTTCTTCTAAGCCGTAGGTCGTAGGTTCGAATCCTACAGGGCGTGCCATTTAAAAACAGGCGCTTACGCCAGTTTCAAGCCAGCCTGATTTTCTTCATGAAACACCCATCGCGAAAGTAGCGTTAACGCACATTTTTCACAGCACAATTGACTGTTATAACAGTATTTTTCTTACGCTGTGGCAATTTTGTTATTCCTCTACCATGCTCATATCACCTCACTCTCACTCGTGGGGCTTTTTGTAGTTGCTGATTAATCTCAAGGAAAAAGGTTATGAAAAAAACGACTGCTATTTTGATGGGCGCTGCATTTCTGTTTACCACCAATACCTTTGCGGCTGAACTGCTGACGAAAAACGAGTTTGAGAAAGTTGAGTCTCAGTATGAAAAAATCGGTACCGTGAGCACGGCTAACGAAGTCTCTGTCGACGATGCGAAAAAAGAGCTGGTCGAAAAGGCCGATAAAGAAGGTGCTGATGTACTGGTGCTGACTTCCGGTAATACAAACAACAAAATTCACGGCACCGCCGATATTTACAAGAAAAAATAATACCTTAGTAACCACCCCTGTTTCGGGGTGGTTGCGCGCCCTACCTCCCTCCCAACATTGTTTCTTGCCGCTTCTCGCTCAGAGAGGCCGTTGACACTTGATTACGTATACATAATGCGTATAGTTCTCATTTGCATTTCTTTTAATAACTTTTAAGGCCCGACAACGGGTCATTTTTGCGCGCACGTTAAGAGCTCATTATGAACAACACCACAATGCACAAAACGCTGCTGGCGATTGCCATCGGCGCGGTAACCCACTCCGCTTTTGCGGCGGATGAGAAAAAAGAGGACACCATCGTCGTCCAGTCCACGGCGGGGAGTGATTTCAAACCCGGCGGCGACCAGCTGGTGCCCGCCTTCCTTGACGGGCAGGTGGCGAACGGCGGGCGCATGGGTATGCTCGGTCAGCAGAACGCCATGGACGTGCCGTTCAACATCATCAGCTACACCTCGAAGCTGGTGGAAGATCAGCAGGCAAAAACCATTGCTGACGTGGTTGCCAACGACGCGGGCGTGCAGTTCGTTCAGGGTTACGGCAACAGCGCGGAAACCTTCCGCATTCGCGGCCTGAAGTTTGACGGCGACGACATGACCTTTGGCGGATTGTCCGGGGTGCTGCCGCGTCAGGTGGTGGATGCCCAGATGG